GGCTCCGGCTACGGCTACGGCTCCGGCGACGGCTCCGGCTACGGCGACGGCTCCGGCTCCGGCTGACAATTAACAGCATCGCCCGCCATGTGCGGGCTTTGCCAGTACAACAGGAAGCAACTCACCCAAGGAGTCACCGAAATGAGCTTTACAAAACTGTTTCTGATGCACGCCGCCGGGTCTGTCTACGAGAGCATGACCGGCCAGAGCTTCACTCAGCGCCTGATTCGCAGGAAGGTTTCTAACCTGTTCCGCCGGCTGAATGGCGAGCCATCAAAACCGAGCTATCAGGATTGCCGCCGGCTGAACCGTGAAGCGGCAAGGTCGGTGTGACCATGAACTGGGTAGAGACGCCGCTTATCGTCAACGGTCTGGTGCTTTGGTATCCGACCCGGTACGCAGCACGGAGCGAGTGCTTCCTGATGCTTGGCGACCACGGCATGTTCTGCCCTATTGAGTTCCGCAAAGGATAATGACCATGATTCCTATCATCCTGCTTGAACGCCTACAGCTCTTGCTGCGACTGGCGAAAGATCCGCTTAACCACATCACGGGCCATGAAAGTTTGGCGGCCGCACGGGAGCTTGTAGACACGGCGTTTCACCTCGAAGCCATCGACAGGACTGAGTATGGCGTTTATCGCAGGATGTGCATGGACGCGCAGATAAGCATCTCAAACGCCGAGCTTGAGCGCGCTAGAGCGGCAATACCGATGGTCTGCGCCAGCTTCTCTGATGGTGTTCGAGCGTCGCAATCATGAAGCGCCAAGCCAAGAAACCTAAACCAAACCTCCACGACTGCGCCAAGGGCCGTATGCACGACCCTGTCGCCAAGCGTGTCGTTACCACTATGCCGGGCGGGTATATCGCCTGATTGGAGAGTTACCGTGAAGAAAGTATTTGCTTTGATGATCCTTGCCGCTCTTGCTGGATGCGAGCCAACACAGGATTCAATTCAGAGAGGCCGCCCAGAGCCGATCTCCTACAAATCTAATGATCGGTTCAAGGTTGAGCGCGTTGGCGTATTTGCTGACGGCTTGGCTTATGGCGAGAAGCGCGGGATATACGTGATCACCGACACAGAAACCAATCAAGAGTTCGTAGGGGTTAGCGGCGTAGGGATTTCAGAAGTCGCCTCCCATCAAGTCGGCAAGGCTCAACATTCTGACGAGCGCTAATTATCTGAATCTGGAGCCGGTCATGAGCCAAGCAAAGCGCTGCACCCGCAAGGAACTGGCCTATCTGTCGCACTGGCGCCGGAAGGGCTACATGCTGACGATCGATGAGCCTATTCCGCTCAGAACGCTGACGGCGCCGGCCAAGCCTGAGCCTCGGGCATCGCTGCTGCTTGGGATCGTGATCATCATCGCGGCGCTGGCTCTGTTCGGCGCCTGGTTTGGTAAAGCTGCAGGATTGTATTGATGCGTCCGTCTAACAGAATTTACATCGGCGGCCCACCCATTGATCCGCCAGAAGACCTCGTAATGGTCAACTGTGCCGAGTGCCACAAGAGCGCCTATTCGGCTGAGTGGATTCGAAACAATGGTGATTGCCCGAGATGCGGAAAGCCGTATGCCGGGAAACAGAGTGAGGATTGAACATGCGCATCAACGTTTACAGCCAGGAGCTGACGAGCGAAGTCGTCGAGATCCAGAAAGAATCTAACACCGGTCTGATCTATAGCGCCGTCCAGATGATCCTGCACAGCAGCGAGAAGCTTCATCATCCACCAGAGGATGACGACCGTAGCGCCGTGACCTTCTGGCTGCCGAGGTCTAAGCATCGCCGAGAAGAGCTTGCGTCCACCTTCGAGCGCATGGCTGCCCTGATTAGAATCGCGCCATCTGAAACCGGCCTGGACTAATTACCTTGCTCACCTACTGGCTTCTCGCATCAATAATCGTGGCAGCGCTGACGTGCCGCCTGTTTCATAACGGACTATCGGAGGTTTGAAAAATGAGTGAAGTGAAGCGTTTTCGTGCGGATCACCGCCATGTAGTCGAGACTGAATTCGATGATGCTCAGTACGTCGGTGTTGAGGATTACGATGCGAAATGCCATGCGGCAGAGGTCTATTTCGGGTCATGGAAGCGCACCGAAGAAGAGCGCGATACCGCCCAATCTGAACTGGCTGCGCTGCGGGAAGAGCTGGCCTTGGCAAAAGATACTGCTGCCAGCTGGAAATCCAGTGCTGACGGATTGGCTGAAGAGGCTCGCGATATTGATAAGAGCCTGACAGCCGCCGAGCAGCGGAATGCGGGGCTGATCGAGTTGCTACAAGAGTGCGTCAATGTAGTTAGGTTTGGCGAAGATTTTGATTTGCCAGTAACCACCATGGATCGCATCGACGAAGCACTAGCTAAACCCACCGAATCGGGAGCAAGCGAATGAGCAATGGTCATAAACGCTTGATTGCGCAGGTAAAGAAAGCGCAGAGAGAAATGGCACTCCGGCCTAAATCATGGCGTGAAGGCCTTAAAGTGGATTTAACGATTCTGAGGGCAAGCGAATGAGCAGTAAAATTGATGGTGTCCCGCGGGAGTTGCTTGAGCGCGTTTGCGGGATCGCTACCAAGAGCTACGACATTGAGGACGCAATGCTGGCTGGTGGAGAGCTACGCGCCCTACTCGCCGCCCCTGTCGTCGAGCGCCAGCCGGTGGCATGGTTTCGATCTGACGCCTTGGGCTGCGTAATGTGGAAGCCTCGCGCGAGTCTCGCCCTGAAAGAAGGTGATCCGCTCTACACCGCCCCGCCCGAACTCGCCGAACTGCAAGCCACCATCGCACGGCTGACGGCGGAGAACGGTATTTTGCAAAAACAACTCGGAGACAGATGGGGCGACATATCCGCGCTCCAGGTCACCGTCGAAAAACAAGAGGAAGAAATCGAGCGGCTGAAGGGTGGGCAGGGTGAGCCGGTGACTCAGTGCCGATACCCCCGCGATTCCAGATATTGGGAGGATGGAACACCTGACGAGCTTGGTCTTGGCTCTGAATATTTTGAAGTCAGGACGCTCTACACCTCGCAGCCCGCGCCGGTATCAGTGGTGCTGCCCGAGCGCGAGTGCGAAGACTGCTTTCAGAACGATCAAAGTGAGCAAGCCATCGGATTCAACCGCGCCATCGACAAGGTCAAGGAGCTGAATCAATGAGCCGATTTGAAATCGTGGCCGTGGCTAGCCTAGGTATTGGATTGCTATTTTTGCCATCCGTCTTTGTTATTTGTCTGTTACTGAAGGAGATTTTTCAATGAGCCTTCTAGCATCCACCATGGAAGCCCTGAAATTCACAGAGGCCCAGAACAAGCTGATCATGGATCGCAACCTGAGCAACGGGCAGTTGGCCGAGCGCTTCGGAAAATGCGTTCGCCAGATCCAGCGCCAGCGGGCGCTACTGAAGAAGCTGAAGGAGGCGGAATGATCGACCTAATCCCAATCAAAGCCGAGCTTGCTGAGGCATGGCAATCGAACCGTCAGTTTTGCAGGATTCACCGCGATGAGCTGCAAGCCCTGGTATCGAAGGCCGAGGAAATGGCAAAGATTCAGGCGATGATCCCGGTCCGCGTCGGTTACTGCAAGCCGGACGAACTCCATAAGCTGCTCCGAGGCGAACTGTTTCGCGGCGGCATCCAGCGCAAGAAAGGCCGGGAACACATCATCGAGATGCTCGCCTCATGGCTGCCGGATGGGAGCAAGAAGGCAGAGCAGGTTGATGCATAGATCTAAGCAGGAACACAAAAGCCCCGGCCTGAATACGGGGCTTTTTATTGCGTAAAATCTGTTGACGGTAATTACCGAGGTATTTACACTGGCCTCTACAAACAGGAGGATTCATGCGAACACCCATACGAGCGATACGACTCACTGACAAACATTGGGAGGCTTTCAAGCTCCACCTCGGTATGAGCTGGCTACGCAAGCAGATTGAGAAAGCCGAGAAGAAAGCTAACGCCCCAGCAGCACACACCAAAACGACCAAGGAATAAGACCGTGACCAATGCAATCGAAATTGATCTGAACGATTACATCACCGAAGACGAACGCAAAGAGATGGCGCGCGACGTGTTCAAGGCCGCCTGCGCCCGCCAAACTCAGGCAGAATTTGAGCGCATCCTCAGCAAATCGGCATATCACATGGTTGGCGATCTTGTAGATCAGCACTTTGAGGGTTCAATGGTCGAAGTTCTGAAGGGCAATGCAATCAAGGTAATCAACAGCTTGTCATCACATACCGTGTTCTCCCCTCCATCGGCATGGGACAGATCCTCAAGCAAAGGATTCGACCACCTTCAAAGTCTGCTGGATGAGCAGAAACCACTGATCGCGAAGCGACTGACAGACCTGATTTCTACCCTCGACGGTGATTATCTGCGCGAGATGATCGAACGCCAAGTTGGTGACGCCATCATTGCCAAGCTGACCCGAGGTGAAGAATGAGCAGCGCAGTTACCACAATCGCCAACGAGATCTACGCCGCGCGCGATTCGTTCGTGTCGGTGCTGACCGATCGAACTCTGAACTTCGAGCGCGAAGCAGAGTTCGCCATCCAGACGATCACCGGCAACGACTTCGCCATGAAGATGGCAATGCAGAACAAACAGTCGGTGTTCAATGCTGTTACCAACATCGCAGCAATCGGCATCAGTCTTAACCCGGCAAAGCGTCAGGCTTACCTGGTACCGCGCGACGGCAAGATCTGCCTGGACATCAGTTACATGGGCCTGATGGATCTGGCAATGGCTACAGGCTCCATCAAATGGGCTCAGGCTGAGATTGTCTACCAGCAGGACTCGTTCGCGCTGAATGGCTTCGACAAGCCGCCGACCCACACCTATAACCCATTCGCAAAGGAGCGAGGCGAAGTCGTTGGTGTTTACGTGGTGGTCAAAACTGCCGACGGTGACTACCTGACTACCTGCATGAGCCGCGAAGACATCGACGGCATCATGAACCGTTCACAATCGGTCAAGTCCGGCAAATCATCGCCATGGAAGACTGACTACAACGAGATGGCGAAGAAAACAGTCGTCAAGCGCGCTTACAAGTACTGGCCGAAGACTGATCGGCTCGACAAGGCTATCCATCACCTGAACACCGACAGTGGCGAAGGCTTGGCCGCAATGGCGCCGGCAGGCCTAAGCGATCTTGGCGAGAAATGGATAAAACGCGCCGTCGAATGCGACACCTTGGATCAGCTGAAGTCTGTTTGGTCTGAAGGGCTGGGCGCCATCAAGGCATCAAACGATATGGTTGCTTACAGCCAGTTCAAGGCATTCGTAGAGCAGCGCACGGCACAGATGAAGGCGCCGATTGAAGGCGAACTTGTAGAAGGCGGCGACCAATGAAGATTATGCATCTTGAACAAGGCTCCATAGCGTGGCTAGAGGCCCGTGCAGGCCTGTGCACTGCCTCACGCTTCAATGATGCGCGTTCGAAGCTCTCACGAGCCAGCAAGAACGGCGCAGCGGGCGATCCAGCCGGTTCTGCGCTCGACTACGCATGGTCTGTTGCGCTCGAACGTATCGCGGGGAAGCCTGTTGATGAATCGTTCAGTACATGGCAAATGAAACGAGGATCGGAATTAGAGATCCACGCCCGCTTCGCCTATGAGCTTCAGACTGGATTGCTTGCGTCTGAGTCAGGCATCGCTATCTCTGATTGCGGCCGTTACGGCTATTCGACAGACGGGCTCTGCGGTGATGACGGTCTGATAGAGATCAAGTGTCCTGCATCCCCGTCGAAGATCGGCGCCATCTGGAGCAATCCAGAGACCGCTGATTCTGAATACATCGACCAAATCCAGGGCGGCATGTGGATAACCGGCAGGCAGTGGTGCGACTTCATCATGTACTGCCCGTGGCTGGAGTCTGTCGGTAAAGATCTGTTCATCAAGCGAATTAATCGCGACGAGACGTACATAGCTTCGCTTGAGTCTGACTTGCTCGGATTCTCGAAGCTGGTCGACCAATACGAAGCGGTTTTGCGTGAGCCTTCGAAATACGTGAGCCTGTAGACATGGCTGAAAAACTCCGGCTTAACCAGATCAGCGACTTGTCACTATTGCAGGCATCCATCCGGAAGAAAGGCTTCCCCTGCAATGTGTCGATCACAGGCGCCGGCCGGAGCCTTCCGCAGAATGCGCTGTTCCATAAGTGGTGCGAATGCGCGGCTCAGTTCTTCGTGTCGATGGGCAAGACCACTTTCTCGACTGGGGCGCCGATGAGCATGGAGAACATGAAGCGCAATCTTAAGTTGACCTTCCTGGGAGAGGAGGTGATCCGCGACGTAAACCTGAAGACTGGCGAGATCACGGAGCGCTACGAGCTGCGTCACACCAGCGGACTGGACAAGGGCGACATGCACGCCTTCATGACCTGCATTGACGTCTGGGCTGCAGAGCATGGGATCTACCTGCCGCACCCTGAGGATTCTGAGTACATGAAGATGCGATGCAATATGAACGAAGCCGTATAACACACCAAATAAACCGAAACAGAATCGACCAAAGAGGGATGACCATGAATATTGATTGGAGCAACGCTCCGGACTGGGCTGATATGTACGCGCAGATTGTTTACAAGCACGAAACCAATGCTAAGGATTTTGCCTGGATATGCCGGGATGGCTATCGCGTGGCTCTCCCAAATGATCGGCGAGACGATTGCTGGCCATACTCCCCCAAAACTTTCGAGCCGGATAATTTTCACATCATCGAATTCAGACCAGCTCTTGGTCATTGGACCGGCGAAGGCCTGCCGCCAGTTGGTCAAGGTGTTTGCGAATATCGCGGCGCACATCAATGGGATGAATGGACTGTCGTTAACATCTTCGCAACTTGGGGTAACGGCAACCAAGCACAGGTCTTTGTCGATTATGGCGATGGCTGGCGCGCCGAGCGTGATCCTGAGCGATTCAGGATAATCCGCACGCCAGAGCAGATCATTGCAGAGCGCGAGCGCGAAGAACGCATCAAGGCCGCGCAAGCATGGCTGGAAGGGATCTCGCAAGAATACGGATCAGAGGTCGCCGACAAGTGCGAGGACATCCTGATGGAAGCTGAAGAGCGCAGGAAGGTGCTCCAATGATCTTCGCCGCGCTGTTCATGCTCCAGCACATCTACCGAGGGCCGAAGAAATGAATGGAATGATCGAAGTGAAGACCGCCGACCTGATCGGGTCGGCGCTGGATTGGGCGGTAGCGCAGGCCGCTGGATGGGTTTCAGCGAAAATCGTCGCAATCATGACGCCGAGCAAAACATATTATGAAATTCATGCGCCGTCGGGCTTGGAGCTACGCCCATCCACCGACTGGTGCCAATGCGGACCGCTGATTGCGAAGTATCAGGTTGCTCTGGTTCCAGAAGCTCATGACGGTAATGAAGGGGCGGAAATGTCCGATCGCTGGTATGCAGATGTCTACTATAGCGGCGGCCAGCAGTACACGACCGGGCATTGCGATACAGCACTGATCGCGGCGTGCCGGGCAATCGTGGCAACTGTGTTTGGCGATATGGTCAGCGTGCCCAAGGAGCTAATTGAATGAGCAAACTCGAAGAAATCGAAGGCAAGCGCTGGGCTCACGGGATCTGTCTGAGCATGCGCGAGACATTCAAGGACTGGCGCGGGTCGTTGCTCAAGACGCTTGAATGGGGGCTCGTTGAGAAGCCAGAGGACTACAAGGTCGGCGTGAAGCATTACATCGAGCTTGTGCGGAGCGTTCCGGATACCCATGTCCTTGCTGAAAGCGACGACCAATAATCACACTACAGCCTGCCAGTGAGTGGCGGGCGAGGAATCCCTATGTCTGAAGAACAGAAAGTGCAGTGCACTCGCTGCCGGAACAAGCACCTGCACAGCGAACGCGTAAGCGTGCCGAGCAAATGGCTCAGCGGCGCACGCGATCTGGTATGCCCGCGCGGCAACTGCCGCAACTACTACCGCCTGGACGCCGACGGAAAGCGAGCGGCGTAACCCACTCCCCATCTTCTGCCGCCACGCGCGGCATGGATCGAATAAATGAGCAAGCAGGACAAGTACACGAAGGCGGCTCGCGGCAGGGATTGCACCGTCAGGGCGCCCGGGTGTCCCAACAACACAGAAACGACCGTGCTTGCGCATTACCGGCTGGCGGGAACGTGCGGCATAGGAATGAAACCTAACAACCTGCAAGCCGCATGGTGCTGCGATTATTGCCACAATGCGATCGACGGGCGAACGATCATTAGGCTCGATGAAGAGGCACTAAGCAGGGAGGAGCTGAGATTCATGCATGCCGAGGGAGTTTTCAGAACAATCGACAGTCTCATCGCCGAGGGAATTTTGAAGTTGTGAGGGGTAGGCGGCACGGCGGCGGCGAGTTATAGTCCGCTTGCCGGCACGGGGGAGCAGCCCCAAGCAGGTAAGGAGTCCTTCGGGGCTCCTTTTTTATTGCAGGATTTCCTGTCCGGCACGATAGAGAAAGGTCGGCGCTCCGGTCACACTGACAGTTCGCAGGCGGGCGTAGTAACCGGCTGGCACATAGCCGAACAGCTGCGACGTCTGAGGCTGAACCCCTTGCAGCGCGACCGCTAGGGTATAGGTCTGCCCGGTTCCGACAATACCAACGGTCTGAACGCCGGTCGTGAACGCCGCGTCAGTGGCGATCTCTAGAATCACGTCACAACTCTGGCCGCCAGCGATGCTCGCAGTGATCACGCACTGAACGCTGTAGCTCGCCATTGCATCGCGCGTGGCGCTGATCTGGAAGGCCGTATTGAATGCTCTGGTAGCCGACGACTGAGACCGAGACGGTGCATAGCTCGGGATGTTCAGAGCGCCGGTTGAGCTGTTATACGTCGCAGCCCCGGCAGTCCCAGTGGTGGTCAGCGAGATCGCCGCCCGAGCGCCGGCCTGGTCAACGAAGTTACTCGTATTCGCCGAGTTGTAAGGCGTGAACCCGAGCGCCGCGATCACCTGGGAACCAGTTACGCCAGTCAGGAAGTTGGACGGGTTTCCGAATCGAGGGTAAGCGTCAGTTATCCCATATCCGGCCAGCGTGGTCGGCTTGTTCAGAACCTGTGATACGCCACTTCCAGCCGCCCAATCGCTGTTGACTTGCGCCGCCGGGATGCTTGGCGTACCAGACAGATCAGCATATGCGCCAGACGTCGCCACGGTAGCCAGTGACGGCTTGTTCAGGATCTCTTCCACACCAGATGTCGCTGACCAGTCAGAGTTAACCTGCGCAGCTATGGAGGGCTTGTTGATGAGGTCGTTGTAATTTCCGCTTACCGCTACCGGCGCGAACACAGGCTTATTCAACACTGCCATCCAGTCAGGCCCGCATTCCAGCTTGTCACCAATCACCCCCATCGAGACACCGAACTGATAAAGCCTTGGCAGATTGGTATTGGAGTCGATGACAAGGGCGCTGTTCACGTTCAAGGCTGGAACCGAGATGGTGCGCAAGATGGTTGCGGAGTCAGCGATATTGCGCTGGTTGACCAGTAGGTCGAATGCTGCGCCAAAGCTGATAGAGGGGATGAGAAATAAAATGAGGATCAATCGTTTCATGGTGAACTGCTCCTATGGGGTTTAGGCATAGGAGCAGCTACGCAGTGACAGGATAGACGCTATTTGGCTGGCTGAGTAGGCCAGTCGATGCTACTAGGATAAGTCGGCTGGGATACAACTCGGCTTAACGCAATGCGGTACTGCTTCCAGAGCTTCAGCGTTGCTAATTCTTCTGATGTTGCCATTTCGAGGTCTGCCGCATCCTGCAGCGGAGCAATTCGAAGCGCGACAGCTGCCAAAAGACCATCGCGAGTATCATTTGCAGCCTTAAGGATTTCCTCATGGCTTGGCGCCGTAGAAGCAGCGATAGCTTCCTGAATAGCTGACATTTCTTCGAAACTAATGGGAATTAGATCCTCTCTAATGAACGAATCCTGAGAACCATCCTTCTCAAAAGCGAACACTTCGCCAATTTCAGATTTGAAGTATTTCATCAGCGTAGCTCCGCCCATGTCGTTATTGTTATTGATGCGCCACCACCCGATAGCTTGTATGTGAATCCGGAAGGGACAAGAACCGTGATCGCAGAAAACCCGTTAATTGCCGCCACAGGAGATCCGTAAAATACAGTTGCGCTGCCATTTAAACTGCATGTGATAGCTGACCCTGCTGTTCCGATCTGAGCCGCCGCGTTTACTAAAATCGGCTTCCCTGTCGTATTGGTATAGACAACGTCAGCCGTTCGCTGAGAAGGGACAGTAAACGACTGGACTGTCTGCCCAAACCCAACGCTAGACATGGCTGCTATCGCTTGACCTCCTGCGCCCTGAATAGTGCTAGGAACGGTTGCCCATGCGCCAGCAGTCGCCTGAGTTGACTCGATATAGCCCATAACGCGGAACGGCACGCCAGTTCTTGCCACGGTCGAATAGGCAGCATTCGCCAGGGTTGAGCCTGAAGTGATCGCGGTGGTGTTTATCAATGTGGTTTCGTCTAGATTGACGCCGCCAGCCAAATTGATGACCGCTAATTCAACGACCCCGGCATTGAGAATAGCCAAGAGCATGATCCGACTTTGAATCGCGCTCGTTGTTCCGAGGGTTGCGCCCGATGGCACGACAATAGAAAGCGCAGACGTCACGCTTTGAGAAGAGACAGTGCCACTCCCAAGCGATGCAGACCTGAAGTCAACGAAACATGGAGAGAGTGTCGCAGTCAGGGCGTTGGAGCCTACAGATGCACCAATAGTTCGAATTTGTGGGGGCGGACCAAGCGCTTTGCGCTGGATTTCCATCCAGCCATTGGCTGCATCATAAATCAAATAGACGCGCCCAAAGATATCGCCGGCAAGCGGATCAACGCCGCCAGGATATTTCAGGCTTTTAACCCCAAGACCAGAAAAGTTCGCCGTCGAAGGGCCGGTGTTTGCATGGGCGGAGACAAACCCAAATTGCACCCCATCCTGATAAGTCGAAGGGGTATTGGTATTGGCCTTCGCTACCAAAATGTAGGCGTTCGCCGCAGATCCAGCGTCCTCGTTGTAATAGAACGTGCCGTCATTAACTTCGGACGACGTCGCCGCAGCGAAGCCGCCCGCCGTTATGCCGTTATGCACACGCAGCTGATTTTTGGTCGTATCCACCACAAGCTCACCCTGAGCCCCGGTAAATGCCAGATTTTGCGCAGTATTGCCGCGACGTAGTTGCAGTTGGTCAGCCATTACGTAAGCGCTCCAAGGTCGGTAGAAGAGGTGTTTTGAGCCAGGTCAAAACGGAAAGTAGGGATGTTTTCAATCTCGAATGGCGCCGATCCGATAAGGCCGAGATCCATCACTGGCTTGTGTGAATTGTAATAGTCCAGCCAGCTGGTATTGGAGTTGAATAGATAGGCGTTAATGAACCGGTCGGTGAGATCGATTGTGAGCGGCACGATCTGGGTCCGGATGATCGTCGTAGGAGTCGTCCCGGCCACCAGGGATGCCGCGTAGTAAACCTGGGCACCTAGGTTGTCGAGAACCTTTATGCTGTACTCTCCGCTGACTTGCAGCTGGATTGGCGAGCCATTAAGAATCGGCACGCCGCCAGCGCCAGTTCTAATGGGCTGAGCAATCGGCACGGCCGTGCCGTCCTCCTGAATCGCCGTCACTTGGAGCTGATTCGATGTGATCTGAGGATCCGTATCGGGCTGACCCACATAGATTGACCCATTGAATACAGGTCGCCCCCTTGTGGGATCCGGATAGTACTCGTAAGGTAACCTTACTGCGTTTTCATCTGCCATTGCATTCACCATTTTGGTTTGATTTGAGGTGACATCATGATCTATCTACTTGCTTGGCTCGCTTTCGCCTTTATCGTTTACCGATTGGCTTAGCCACATTATTGCACCATTTGATTTAACCGCTGCTTGCTGCGCCTTTGTCAGGTTGCTTAGCCATTTCTGATACGGCCTTGTTTTGACAAGCTGAATCTCTGCTTTCTTGCTCTTGCCGCCCGTCTTCGCGTACTCGTTAACGGCTGCCTTGAACTGCTGGCTCGACAGAAGATCGTCAGCCGCTTTCATGATTGGCGTCTTCTCTTTGCTCATCACGCTAGCAATAACGCCAGCAGTGCCTGCGCCCGGGATGCCGACGGCCGATCCGGCACCCTCTGCCACGGCAACCTTCTTGCCGATCCCATAAAGCTTGCTGAGCATGCCCTCCTCGTTTGCGAAGTTATCCATAAGGGCCTGAATTCTCCCCGTGGTAATGCGCTCCTTGCTAGCATCGCGCATGCCTTTAGCGACCTTTGCGATGTCGTCTAGCGTCCTTCTGGCATCCTTTGGCATGTACTTGTAGAGACGGCGGCGAGCAGTGTTGTTCCGCTTCAGACCTTCATACCAATCAACGAAACCAGGCGCGCTTAGCTGTTTCTCCATACGGCTACCGGAAGTCAGCGCATCATTCAGCGATGTCATTACTACGCGCTGCTGCTGGTCCTTCGGGATTTTCGACATGATTGTGTCGAAGTCCTTGTAGTTGCCGGTGCTGAGCGACCTGATTGCATTGCCTGTCTTGGCCGTCAGTGCTCCTGAAAGATCCTTCCCGAGAACCGCCATCAGGTCGTCTTCGATGGCTTTCCGGCGCGCTACTACTTGCTTTGCAGCGCTGAATAGTTCGCCAGCCCCGAGCTGGTTAGCTGCGGCCTGTTGATCGTCAGACAGCTTCGCATAGAGCTGCTTCAGAGACCCAGCTTCTGCGTCTTTGAATGCCCCTCGACCGCGAAGGCCTTCACCGACCTGCTTGCGGAGTTGGTCAACCCTGGCGTAAGTCGGAAGGTTTCGCTCATATCCCTTTTGTTGCCCATACGTAGCCAGTGCCTGCGGGGAATTCGGATCTAGATCGACTTGTTTCCCGCCACCAGACAGCATCGACAGGGTTCTGCGCTCGATGGGGCTCAAGGCCTCTGAACCGCCCAGTTCTTTCGCTTTGTTGGCAAGGTATCCAACTGTCGAATCGGCCGTTATTTTCGTGGTGACAGGAATCGCCTCTGCGACCCTCCCATAAAGGTCGTCTGCCTGCTTCCCAAGGTCATCGACAAGAGTCATTCCACGGTTTTTGAAGTCAGTAGAAAGCGCGGCCTTATCAATGTTTCCGCCATATTTCTGGATCATGTCGTCAGCTCTTTGCGCAAGCATGGCCGTAGCCTGCTTCTGCTGCGCATTGAGCTGTGAACCCGGAATGCTTGCAAGACCCTGCTCGATCTCACGGTAGGCTTGGCTCTTGGAATACTGCGACGGGATCAGTTGATCCTTGATCCCGAGACGATCAGCAGCCTGGAGAATGGTTTCGTCCGGTCGCACCTCGTCGGCAAGGCGCTCCATGGTTGGGATCTTTGACTTTCCTCCGGCCTGGGTTGCGGCAGTGATGTTTTTCGCCAGTCCTTCTACAGTCTGTGGTGCTTCTTGCGCTGCTTCTTGCGCCGCGGTTGCAGGCGCGACAGTAGTCCCCGGCTGGGTTGCTGCACCTTCTGGTGCTTGTGCTGCCACACCTTCGGCTGGTTTGGCAGATTGCGGCGGAGTCAGATCGTCAGCAGCGACAAACGTTTCTTTCCCTTGGTAAAGAACGCGCTGATACGTCTTCCCATCCGGCGACGTATATGTCTGCGGCAAGATATCCACAGGATGTTCCTTGCCGGCTGCGTTCCACGTCCAAACTCCTGCATCCTGCGCGGCGGCAGGAGCGGTCTCAGCTGCTTGCGCGACAACAGGTTCAACTCTTGCCGCTGCTGGCGCAGCAGAGCGCCCAGGGATGGCCTCCCGCAGCAATGGCGCGACGTTCTTTGCGCCCTGAGCAATAGCAGCCCCCTCCCCAATCATCGGACCAAGAGCAGCAAGAGGTGCCAATGCTTCGCCAACTGCCTGCGTCTGTCGCTGGCCTGATTCAGTGCGCGGCGCATAGGTCAGCATCGAACTGCCTTCCATCGCCTTCTTCTCGATACGATTGGCCGCATCTGGAGTGCCGTATTCCCCAGAAACCAGTTCATCGATCACGCCGCCGACTGTCCCGCCAATCATCCCAAGAGCGCCACCAGTAAGCCCGGTCCCTAGCGCAAGGGCTGTTTCTCCACGGCCGATATAGTCCTTTCCATATTGTGCCAATGCGCTTGGCGTCTCCTGGCCTGGAGCTGGCGCATTCGGATACGTTCCATCTGGCCTGTTATCCATGACCGGGATGTCTTCGTTTACGGCCTGGGACTGCGGGGCCTCAGCTGCAGAGACTGGAATACCGCCGAACTTGCTGGCCTTCACCGGAGCGTCTGGCGGCATGAGATCCATTGGCGCTGACTCAGCCTTAACAGGAATTCCACCGAATTTGCTCGCCATGTTAGGGCTTCCTGTACTGTTTGCCGTCTTCGAGATAGACCGCGCCTGATGGGAGCGCGTCAAACTGCGCCTGAGTGGTTACGGCTGGCGGTGATGCTGGCTGGCTGGCAGGGGCCGGCTTAGCAGGGGCACCCGACTTGCCCTGCTCTTTCCACGCCTGAAGCATTCCGCGTTCGCTGCCTGTCTCAGAGATGTAATCGGCTTTGAAGTTATGGAAGTCGGCATTGATTTTGCTGAGCTTCGCCTGTCCGCGCAGGTAACTGGCGAGGATCTTCTTGTTCGCGTTATCAGACGGGATAGGGCCGAGTGCCAGAGCCACGTCGGCGTCAGATGCTGCACCGGGAGGCAGGTTGGCGGACGCTTGGGATGCCCGAACTTGCGCAAACTGCTTGCGTAGCTCAGTCACATCGTCCTGACTGCCTAAGATTTCCTTGGCCTTTTCATTCCATGAGCCTGCGAGTACGCCGCCACCGAGATCTGATTTCTCAATATCATCGGCCAGATTGTTGAATCTGCCGATGCTGTTTTCCGCAGCAACCGCTGAGTCGATGGTTTTGGCTAGCCTAGTTTGAACTCCGGGGGACAACTCGCGCCCTTCCTTGCTGACGAAGCCGGCCGCCTGACCAAAGGCCTTTGCAGCTTCTGGATCTGACTCTTTCAGGGTCTGATACTGCTTGAAGTCCTGCATGTGGGCAGTAGGCTTACCGAGGCCACCGGCCGCCGCTCCCGTAGCCGCGTTGCGCGCAGATGCTCGGGCATTACGGCCGGATTCAGCTTGCTGGAACATTTGCTGCTGCTGATCAAACTTCTGCTGTTCAAGAGCAGCCCTCTGCTTGGCTTTCTGCTCATCGCTGTAGACGCTGTAACCCTTAGGATCGATACCAGCCCAGTAGCTGACGACATCGCGGGTTTCAGCTTCGGGATCTCGCTGATAATCCTGATATGACTGGATCGTATGCGAAGGGTCTCCGCCACGATCGAGGATCGATTTGATACGCTGTTCATACAGTGCAGGGCGACTCTCAGGAGATGCAGTGGCGAAAGCGCGGGTAAATCCAAGCGCCTCGCGGTTCTGCATGTCGTCTTTAAGACCGGTCGTCTGCTTCAACATCTCCGTGATTTCAGGATATTTAATAGCAATCTTCGCAACCTCATCTGGGTTTTGGCTCGCGAATGCCTGCTGGGCTGCGCCTTGAACTTCTTCAAAGCGCTGTTGTGCACGATCGACCTGTTGCTGTCGACGCTGCTGTTCTGCTTCCTGAATCTTTGCTTGGCGCACATTTGCAATGGTATTGCTCAAGCCGGCAAGGCCAGAGCTGTAGTCGTTGCCTGGATCGACGTAGAACGGGTTCTGGGCCATTAGAAAATATTCCTGATTTTTTTGAGGGAGCCTTCATTCCAGAGCGATTTGATGCCCGGGGCAATACGGCCGGAGGCGATCTGACTGGCGCCTTTCGAATCGCCTATGAATCCGCTTTTGGTCCCCCAGCCGCCGGTCCACTTATCGAGCATCGGGCCCCATTTCCCCTCGATATCTTGGGTCGCAACTTTTCCGGTGAACTGATCCATGGTTCTCTCTTTGCGGTTATCAGCACGAAGGCCTTTCTTGCGGCTGTCCTCTTCATTGATCATGATGATCGCCGCCAGCGCCGCCCAAGGCCCCGCTGCCGCCATTGCTCCACCAGCAGCAGAGCCGCCGGCCGCCGCTCCGCCGCCAGCTGCTCCACCTGCGGCGACGCCACCTCCGCCAAGAGCGCCTGCGCCAGCCGCACCAGATCCTGCGCCAGCCGCAAAGGTTGAGCCGCCAACAGTACCTGTTCCGCCCACAAGAGATCCGCCAAGGCCATAGCTAGCGCCGCCAGTGCTTGCTGCCGAAGTGGCGCCCCCAGCACTACCAATAAGTCCAGATCCGCCAAGGCCTGCTGACCCTCCGCCCTGGCTAAGCAGCCCTGACAGACCGTTGCCAGTGCTTGCGGCCGAACCTCCATTCATGGCCTGGTATTGCTGATACATCTTCATCATCTGCATGGGATCCATGCCTTGCTGCTGTTGTTGCTGCTGGGATTGATAAGGATTGCTGTAGTCAATCGGCTCTTGCGAGCCATATTGTTGCCGAGACTGAAGCGGGGTTCCGTAATTTAACGGGACCCCAAATTGCGCTGTGCTAGCCGGGGCATTTGGTGCGGATGATGGTTCATATCTAAAGGCCATGACTCACCCCCAGTTTCTGATAATCAACGAACATGAAGCCGTCTCGCATGGAGACAGCCTGAGGATGGGTCTTCTCGACTTCGTCAGCCATGACGCCATGTCCTTTGCCGCGAAGGCCTAGGCGCGCCGCCAGATTGTTCCATGTCCATTTGTATTTGCGGATACCGTTCTCTTCGCCAGTGAACTCGATGTTCGTTTTCAGGCGTCGATCCGAGAACATGCCCCATGCCTGGATGCCAAGGTTAGCCAGCCCCATCATGTTGTTGGCTGAATTCTGAGAGCCCTGGGCATTGCTCTGCGCCGCAGCAACCTGACCCTGAGACATAGCCGTCGCGGCTGCATTATTGGCATTCGTAACAGCATCAGAAGCAGATATCTGACCCTGGGCAAGAGTCTGCGCCGAGGCCACCTGGCCTTGACCTAGCGTGCTCCCGGCACCTGACATGTATCCGGCAATGGTATTTGCGTTGGATGGTAATGAGGCAAGACCTTGCAGCCCCTGGATGTGATCGTTGTATAAATTCTGATATGCGTTGGCGAATGAATTCTGATTGACCTGGGCAAGTGCTTCGTTGGCATTGCCAGACCTTAGACCGCCCGTCGCGGATGCATTTCTAAGCACGGAGTTTTCTCCCTGCTGAACCATTGTCTGGTACATCGGGCTAGCCAATGTCTGGTCCGAAATACGCTGGGAAATGTTGCTATTCCCGTTGTAAATATCACCAAGGTTTCTAAGCGCCTGCTCTCTTAAACCTGAAGGAAGCGCATCGGCTTGTTGCAGGTACTGCTGAGCCTGTTGCTGGCCTGCTGCTGCCGTTTGAGATCCCTGGAGGATGCTATTGGCGGATGTCTGTGAAGCATTTGTGATGGCGTTGCTTGAAGTTTGTCCGCCAGCCTGCGCAACGTTCGCAACGTTTGACGCGGCACTGTTGATTGCGCCGCTACTACTTTTGCTTTTCCCGCCGCCTAAGATGCTTCCCATGGTTGGAACCTCACGTAAATCTGAAGATCGCCGCGCGTCTCCAGTAAGGAAAATCCGCATTTCTCGACAAGCCGCGCTACGCTAGGCCGAACAATGCAAGCAAATATCATTCTACACCAAGGCATTGATTCAAACGCCCAGGTGCAGAACTCATCTATGGCAGGCCTGATGAGCCTAAGGGCCTCCGGTCCTGATGAGAAATGAGCGCTTAAGGCTTGGCCCTTCTCGCAGCAGGAGAAGAACACCCGGCCTTCTGACCATCTGAATACTGCGTGATTCTCGTCCTCGGCAATGCCTAATCGATCCTCGCAGTCATACGCCGGCCGGAACATCAGATCAATACCCATCCAGTCAGCGCGCCAACGACAGGGTTAATCCAGAGCTTGCTGGTAACCGAGTTGAAATATTGGCGCGAATTGTTGGCGGTAACGACGCCCTCTGGATCAACCAGGCCAACTTCCATCACCTGGATGCTGGAAGCCAAAAGCCTCAACGAATTGAGGACTGAGGTGTAGTCATTGACGATCGCATCAGGCCAATCAGTCAGCGCCTTTACTTCAGATGCCGATAGATCAAGACCTATGAAGCTTCCAGTTAAGTTAGCCAACTTCGAGATACCCCCGTCCGAATGACATCTTGGCGCGAGATGCGCCGCGAAGCTTGAACCCGACCCAGTTCCGCACGTAGCCCATCCGGTTCACGATATAGCGCTGGTTGTAATCACCAGGCGCCCCATAGCGTGCCGTCACCTCATGTCCATACGTCACACCGTCATAGGTCAGAGACACAAATAGCGTGGCGTCATTGGCCGGTGAATGCCCTGGCATCGTCTCGATGTTCAGGCTATCTACCGACAAGCCCTCCAAATACAGGAAAGGCGTGTACAGCACCCATTCCCCCATCTCGCCGTATTGGTCAACTGATACTGGGTCGAGGAAGCCAAGGCGGAGATCGATCTTGTCGCCGAACAGCCACTTTCCAACCCTCGGATCGAACACGCCATTGATGCCGCGCCATGGCAGTGATCCGGTGCCGCGCTTTAGGATTGACCAGGCGTTCTCTAGACCGGAAGCGGTCGCCACCGTCTCGTTGAACAGCAGGGTTTCGTTCGGCAGGTGGATGTAGACGAACGACATGCCGTCAACGCCGACGGCTTCCATCGACATATCCTTAAGATCGGGCTCTGTGTATTTCGAAAGAATTCGGTCTATGGCTCGCGTAGAGATTTGCTGAGGCGCCCCGATTCCAAGAATGTGAATCCCCAGATCAGTTTCCTTATTGCTACCGCAGAAATACCATTTCCCGTTAAGTTCACATTTGGCATGAGTCGCTACAATGCCAGCTTTCACCGCCCGGGCCGGGATGCGGGTAAACGCAAAGTTATTCGACGCGACGTTCGAGAAGAATTCGGTCGTATAGCGGTTGAAGACGATTACCTTGTCATCCGAGGTCTTGCCGACACCAAGCGTTGGATCTGGGGAAAACTCGGATGTCGCGAAGGCTAGCGGAGAGAACACGGACTCATCCGTCAGCTCAGTGTGATAGAGGTATTGCCCGTCAGTCAGGAAGTAATAGCCATCGATCCAGACTCCATCGATAGGTGTCTTAAGGTCCGGGTCAAGCACCTGGCGGAAGCCTAGCGTCGGGTCGTAAAGATAGAACCCGCCACCACCGACAATCGCCTGGGTATTGAATGAGTAAGGCATGGAAACTTGCTCCATGCCTGGGATGTTGCCGAATCTCTGAGTTGAGCCGTCTTCATTGACAATGATGAATTGCGTGTAGGAAACGCGAAAGTGCATTCCTAAGCGCTCATTCCACACGCCGCCACGATCTGGGCCGGCACCAGTACCATATTCAGTGAGTCCCGAATGCTGAAGCATGAAGCCCTCAGCGCCAAGGATTGGTTTCGGCACTGCGTACATATTCTCTGGCAAAGCGTCCAGATAGTCTGTCTGCGTACTGATCTTGTCGCCCTTGATGAGGGTGATCGGGACTTTCTGAGATGGCATTGGTTACACCACTGCGGTTATTTGTGAAATTACAACTGCTGCGGAAGGGGATGCGCCCCATCCAGCTGCGGCAGGAGTTACCGAATAGAGGCCGCCTGCGCCTGCGATACCACTGGAGTCTTGAATAACCTGGGCTATCAAAACATCGGTGGCTAGAAGGTCGAGAACAATGACGAAGCGCAGCGGGGTGACTACGGCAGCGTTGTCCATGCGAGCTAGAGAGGTGTTACCAATCTGCGTACCGTTCTTGAGCAGGCGAACGAATAGGTTGACGATGCCGGCACCAGCTGCGCGCCCTGCCTGAGCAGAAAAGATGAATCTGTATTGCCCTGAAATCTTGCAAGTCATGGCGCCAGCTGCGCTCAGATCGAATTGAGCAGTTGAGACTGGAGCGGAACCGAAACTTACCTGTAGAGCCGTACCAAGCGAGCCAGGAGTCTGTGTGACTACTGATGCAGAGTTGATGATATCGCCCTGACTGAGAACCGCAGGAGACGAGAACAGGCCGGATAGCGTCCCAGTCGTGGCATTCATCTGCCCGACCAGATAGCCATCCGAACAGAAGCATTCAATGACCGCCCCATTCCAGCCGAAGCCGTTGGTGCTAGGACCGTCCGATATGGCGAAACGGCAGGCCGTGAAGTAACCGGCCACCTTTACCTGAGCGATCGTATCGGTAGTCCGATAGACGTAGTTGTTGAAGATCCCCCGCGACTGCGTAGACGATCGATCAATGTTGAATTGAGTAAATGCCATGTTGCCTGCTCCTTATTGCCCTACTTTCACATTTGGCGTCACTTGGAAATCGAGGATTCGAATCTCCACGCGACCTTCAGTTGTCGCGACACGGATTTTCACTTGCTGCCAAATGCCAGCGGCCAGTTCGATTGGAGCAGTCAACCGATAGGTAATGACACTATCAAGCAGTGCGCTACTGACAACGACGAGGCCTGAATCTGAGGTGACTTCGAAGGTGTCAATGAACTCATCTGTGCGCAAGTACGCGGCGAAAGACTCTTCGAAGTCGTTCGTCTCCCCTTGCATGATGAACAGCGTAGACGGCGCATTGGGCGGCAGATCCCTGAAATCGGTATAGAACCGCTGCCACCGGGCATAGACCCTGTTGCCGCTCCCTACAGGCTGTCTGGCCGGGTATGCGACCTGCTGAATACGGTTGCGGGCGCAGATTCCAGATGCTTGCGACAGAGACTGTGAGGCCTGCGCAAACAGCACCGGTGATGCATCCTTGTTGAAGTCAGGGATCAGCCGCGTAGCCAAATTGGTGGCGATCATGTTCCAGAATTCGATTGGGACATTCAGATCGCTGTTCGGGTCCGGCTGCTCTTCGAAGTTGTAACCGACCTCAATGCCACGCGAGTTGAGTTCGGCCATCATGTTCTCAAGCTCATTCAAGGCCAGCTCAAGATCGGACGGGTTCGGGATCACCGTCAGCCCCGAGATCCTGAGCTTCGAATAAGCCGCGGTGATTCTGTCAACCTTGAGCTGTGCGGTAGCCATTTACGCCTCCAACATCTTTTCGAGGGTGCCGATCCGCTTGGTATCCCAACCGTCGATCCCCGCTTCCTTGGCCTTGATGCGCACCGGATTGATGGTTTCCGGCTCATCATCAGCTTCCTCTTTCTCGGCAGCTGGCGGCGCGTAACCCGGCGGATTAATTGACCAGCCAGCCCCGATCATACCTTCCAGATTTTCGACTTCGCAGGTCGTGGATTCGCAGACAATGCCATGCTCAACAGCACCTTTGCCCTCGCGGTAGAGAATACAGGCCATGTTTCAATCCTCAGATAAAAGAAAGGGGCCTTTCGGCCCCTCAAGATCATGCCACTGTCAGAAGGTAACAGCTGTGCCGCAGCGCGACGGATCCTTGATGGTGACGCCCCACCAAGTGAACAGACGATAGCGGAATTGCAGGTTGATCATGTTGGCGTCGTAGATCATGTACATCTTCAGGCCATTTTTCATGGTCTTGTTGATGACCTTCAGACCATCGTACGACTTGAACAGATCCGCCGGGATGGAGCCGCCCAGCACTTCAACCGCGTCCTTGTCGTAGAACAGATTGACCTTCTTCGAAGCGTCGATGTTCACCCGGTTCACGGTTGCGGTGTTGAGGATGCGAGTGTTCACGTTGGCGTAAGCCGCTTCCAGGGTGGAGAGCGCCGGGTCGTCCAGGGCAATCGGTTTCGGGAAGATCGTGATCGACGTGCCGGATGGCTTGCCCACGATAGTGAAGGTCATCGCCACGCCAGTATCCGACTTGTCGGCCAAGCCCAGCGCCTTGACGGTCACCGCGGCGTTGGCAAAGGTGATCTTGTCGCCGATGTTGTAGGACGCCGAGGCTGTAACCGGGATGGTCGCAGTACGGTAGTCCACGTTGGTCACGGTGTTCAGCACTGGATCGACAGTGCCTGCAGTTGGCTTGAACGACTGGTTAGCGGTCACAGTGGTGGCCGGGTCAGCACCACCGACAAGGTTCGGCAGGAACGAAGCGGTGTAGATGTCGAACTCGGCGACGTTCTGACCGATCTGGCCGGTTGCCCAGGTATCAGCAGGACGGCCTTGCAGGGTCTGACGAGCGGCAAGGTCTTTGCCGAACTTCAGGTTGTCGCGGTCATTCAGCAGGAAGAAACGTTCGGACTTGGCGCCTTGACGTTCGTTCATGAGCGCCTGAGCTTCGCCGATCACGTCATAGCCGCTGGTTGCGTTGGAGCGATAGAACATCGCACCTTGCAGGCCGATGGCCGTAGCAATCGCCTTGTTCAAGTTGGTCGCTTGTTGGCGGCCAGCTTCAGTACCAGCCTTCTCCCAGAAACGCAGGTCGCGCATGTCGTCAGCGCGCTGGCTAACCAGATCGTTGGTTGGAGTACCCAGCACCGCTGGATAGGTTTCTTCGATGATGCCGGTTTCCAAACCAGTCAGGTCGAACCCGCTGATCACTGGACGATGCTGCTGAACAGGACGCCAGATGGTGTTCCCGGAGTTCTGCATCGTCGCGCCGTCTGGCTCGTAGAACGTGGTGGTCGGAAGGAGCATGTCCTGCGGCTCATAGGTATCGAGCGCGTTTTCAAACATGACCTCGGCAATCTTGCCTGCGGTTAAAGCTGCCATCGTTTAATTCCTTACCAAGATTTGACGTTTATGTTTTTGCCCTTGGCTTCACGACGGATATCGAAGGCGGCTTGCGTGTCACCGCGCTTATGGGCTTCTGCGTATCGCTTTTGCAGGTTCTTCCCAATGTCGGTGGTGTTCGCGTCACCTTGCACAGTCGTGGCCGGGGCCGGTGTATTGCTTTTCTTTCTGAGTGGAGCAGTCAACTCGGCTTTTAAGCTGCCCAAATAAGCAACAGCAGTCAGTCCGCTTGGGTCTGACGCAAGCTTCGCTGTCAGTTCTGCAAGGCGTTTCGGGCTAACCCCGAGGTTGTAGAACACCTTTTCAGAACCTTCGCCGATAGCCGCAATCAGCGCGTTCGTGACCTGCTCGCCACCACCGGGGAAAGTCCCTTCAACGGCGCTGCGAACGCGATGATCTGCCGACTGGTACAGCTCAGGACTGATCCCGCTTGCCGTCGCCAATGTTGCTGCTCGCTCGTAATGCTGATTCACGCCAGATTCAATGGTCTGCTGCGTTTCCAGTTGCTTGCGCTGAAACTCGTATTGCTGCGACTCGTTGTGCTGCTTTGCGAGTCGATCGTTCAACTTCCAATCCGTCAGGGCTTCAGCAAACGCATCGTCCGGGTCGTCTTGGTCGTAGAAGTCCTCACGCTTCGGCCGTGCCGAGGGTTGCGGCGCTACGGTGTTTCGGCGCGCTTCTTCCAGTTGCGCACGCAGTTGCTCGATCTCTGACTTCGCCACATCAAGCTTTGCCCGGACTTTGGCTTTCGCCGCGCCGATATCGCTATCCGTGAACTTCTTCTCAGCACTCTGCGACTCCTGGTCGTCGCCCTTCATCCAGCTTTCGGGTTCTGCCTGCTGGCCTTCTTCATCGTCTTGATCATCCGCATGATCGTCGTCGGTGTTCAGGTCATCGGCTGCATCATTCGTGGTGTCAGTCGCGCCGGTTTGCGGAACCTGTGCTGCTGCCGCCTCTTCTGCTGCGTTTGCCGCCCGCAATTCTTCCAGGGTTTGGTCCATTTTCTACTCGCTTGGTAACGATGGCCTTGTGATGTCCCACAAGTAGGATTGCGTTTAACCTGTGCGCCTCAGTAATGAATAGAGTATCACTCTTTGCGTAGCGATCAAGAATCAGCCATGAATCGTGATTTTCAGGCAATAAAAACCCCGCCTAAAAAAGCGGGGGCCTCTATCCTCGGTGGTCTGCCTGATGGCATCAAAGCCGCTCCAAGGTGCAGCCTTATGCTTGCCGGCCACTCCGGCACTGGTGCGCAGTATAGACGACCTATCGCTGCGGATTATTCTCAGGCTGGGCTGCATGAATTTTTGCTAAAGCCAGAATTTGGCTATAGATATAATCGTATGTTAACCCTGCAACATATGCAGGATCTGTCTTCTCAAATCGGCATGTCGCTGCAATGGTGTTAACGATATCGTTTCGATCAGGCATAGAAACCGAGTTCGGCTTGCATGCTGCGATTATGGAAAGCTCTAACAAATTATTAGACATATCAACCACCTCTAGTCGAATCCTCATGATGACGTGGCAGGCGGTGAGGAATCCGCCGTTCGGGAGCTACCCTAGCCACGACCGAAGAATATCACCTTTGTGTGAGTTGCGCCCTGAATGGGCTGATTGTCTTGCTCATGTTCTCCAGCATTGCGCCGGCCGTCTTGACCTTCGTGAATTGGATCTCGGCGCCGGCCTGCTGCGCATCAACCTCAACTGCCGCGCGATCAGTTTGGGCTCTGAAGGCATCAATCTGCGTCTTGGCCTGATTATTCTGCGCGGTCATCTGGTCATTCATTGCCATTCGCTGAGCATTCATCTGGGCAGCCTTGGCTTTCTCCATTTCGGCTTGGGCAAGGACAAGGTTAGGATCTGGCGCTTGTTGCTGTTGCGATGCCTGAGTAAGCATCTGCTCCTCTTCTGGAGTTTGCGGCTCTACGGCGCCAGACAGGACAAGCTGCTTTCGAGCATAGTCGCGGATGTCGTCCATGTTCACGCCATTGATCAGCGTTAGCGTCTGGAGCATTAGCATTTTGGCCATCGCAGGATCCAGCGGCGCCATCGCAGTAGCCATCGACGTCAACTGGTCAATCGTCTGCTCTTTCTTGCTTGAGTAGCTCGGGCCAATCTCGGCGTAGACGTCGTATTCGGTGTTCGTCAGGTCATTTAGCGCGACCAGCTCGCCAGTCTCCTTATCCTGCACCATCTCCATGATCTTGACTTTCTTGGTCGTGCCGTCCGGCTGGGTCAGCGTGACCTCGCGTGGAGCGTCATAGACCTCGACGGCCATAGATGCGTAGATCTCTGCGTCCCGGCGTTTGGCGTGTTTCAGGTTCTGCTGGTAGACGATTGACTGCTGGTCGAGACGGTTGGTCAGCGCATTAACCGCCTTGCCTGACAGGTCTGGATCAGCGATGTCCTGCGGCAAGCCAGGGTTGGCCACGTCCTCGACTGCTTGGCGGGACAGTTCAATGCTCGCCATCAGCGCTTGAGGGATTGTCTGCTCAGGCATGACCGCGACAGGCCCAATCGGGAGCGCCGTCCCGTTGCCGTCGGTTCGGTTCTGAAGCAGGTACGGATAATTGTTGTCCGCCCCGTTCAGCTCGTACATGAATTCGAATCCCTGAATTTGCTCAGGGTTGAAGATCGGCTTCGGCCTTGGGCTTCGGCTCACGATGTCAGCCAGGTAAGACAGCTGGAAGTTGCGCAGGCGCTGCGGATCCTTGGCTAGGCGCGTGATGCCTTCGTAGTGTTCTTCGCCTTCAATGAACGCACGCTCGCCATAGGTTGGGACGACAGGGATGTTCTCGCCAGCAATCACTTCGCCTTCGCGCTCGCCATCTTTACCCACCTTGCCATTCAGGATTTTCTCGCCAGATGCGATGTATTTGCGCACTTCCCAGCGCTTGATCTCGCGAGTGCTGACGATTTCGTAGCCATCGTCGATCAGTTCGTCCATCACTTCTGACAGGTCACTCTCGCGTAAAACGAGTGGTTGCCCCAGAGGATCGGTGAAAGTGATCACTTTGTCTTTAATCTTGCGGCGATGGTAGAAGCTGGCGACATAGATCAGATCGTTGCCGCTGCCCATCCACGGGAAGACATAGGACTGCTCCGGCTCAGCGAAGGATGAAGCATTGCGCGCTTCGGCCTTCTCGCGCTTCTTCTTGGCAGACCGCGATTCCTTCTCTTCGTCGTCGTATTCCTCGCCGCAAAGCTCTTCGACCAGGTCCTCATAGCCGTCTTGCGAATAGGCCTGAAGGATCGACACATAATTGGCGTCTGACTTATCCAAGCGCTTGGCGTTCGGGTCCCAAAAGCAATTGTTGTTGGCTTCGTATACGGGCCTACGGCGGATAACCTGATGATCGATGCCGGCCCGGTTGCTGGCGTATTCGGTATACAGCTCCCATGCGCCCACGCCGCAGACCACGGCCTCACTGACGGCGTTGTCGTAGGATTCAAGCGTGGTGTTCGCCCGGTCGTCAGTCAGGTACAGACCGTCGAGGACGTCAGCGCCGTCGTCGCGCGACTCACTGGCCGGGACGAAATCAATCTGGATGGGATTGGATCGAAGGTCGGCAACGATCTGCCGGTAGGCCTTGCGCAGAACGTTGAACTCGCCGCGGTACTGAAGCGATGACTCCCCAAGGGTTGAGTCATCCCATTGTGAAACCCAGGCGAAGAGCATGTCATCAGCTGCACGAAGCCGAGTCTCTTGCCCGTAGCAGTAGGCGCGATCGTGCAAATCCTTCAGCTTCTTGAGTGTGAGCATTATTTCCTTCCCATCGGCCGCACTGGACGCGGAATCTTAGGTTGAACCCTTGCTTGCGGCACGTAACGCATCAGCATCATTACGGAATCCGCCAAGTTCGGGCTGGCCATTTTGAATTTGGACTTCATCTCAGCCTTCGTGTAAAGCTCGAACAGGCCGTTGCCATTGGGCTTGACCGGCATGCGGCAGAGTTCAGCGCGAAGCTTGGACAGAAGTTCGATTGATGAATCGAAGCTTATCATCTTGGCCGGGTCATGGTATTCGCCATGCACTACGGCCCTGTACGTGCGATAGCAGCGGTCGCGTAGCTCGAAGTAATACTGGGCCCGCTTGTTGCGGAACGAATCGCTGTTGGTCTTCTGGTTGGCCACCGGTGCGTTACTGTTCTCGGCTGGAACAAATGCGATAGCCGATCGATAGACAGCATCGGGGAAGTCTGGCGACTCACTACCACGGAATACGGACAGAACCGTCTGCTTGCCCTGGAAGTCGGCGCCCATCTGTTCGGTCAGCGCAATGCCCATGCCGTCGCCATCCCATGCGAATGCATCAGACTGGAACTGGATCGCCTCGCCTGCCGCCCAGTGACCGCCCTCGTTGACGGTGCCAGTCTCCATCTCCTTGACCATTTCGATGACTGAGCCGTGACGCGCAGCGAAACCCTTGCTGTCCGGCCCGGTATCCGATGGATCATGCGCGGCGATTCGTGCGCCAGACGCAACAAAGCCCAGCTTTTTATGCGCATCCACGCAAGCATCGAACCATTCGGACATGATCAGAGCGTTCTCCACCGAGTCGTTGAAGGCGCCGAGCCAGATGTGGTCATACATTGCGCGCGACCTGTAGTTGAAGTCCCATAGCCGCTCTTCTTCAAGGCCGGAGTCTTGGAACCAAGGATTGTCGGTGTAGTTCATGACGACGATCAGGTGCAGGTCATCTTCATAGAAGCCGTGCTTGTCGAGATGCTCCTTGAACGGATTGATGAAGCGCTTGCTGAATGGCGCCTCGCTGCTGGATGGGTTGGCGATGAAGACCATCGAGACGTTCGCCAATCCGTCTGCCTCTTGCACCTCTTCCATCACCGTCGGCATGCCCTTCTTGGGCTTCTTCCGTGCGGTTGGCGTCAGCGCCGTGAGCGAATCGTCACTGATGAACTGCGCTTCTTCGATCTCGAAACGGCGGAAACCGTGCGCAGACTTGATGCTGTCAACGTTGTGCGATAGGCCGGCAAACTGGAAGGCATCCTCTTCGCCGTATTTGATGCCGTTCGACTGGACTTCGAAGCCGTCGAACTCAAGCCGGCTGATCTCGTCCTTGAGCAGCGAGAAGATAGAGTTCTTGATGCTGGTCTGGTATTCGCGAAGGCAGTAGGTTTTGACGCCATCTTCTTTCGCATCGATCAGGCAGATGTCAGCGACGCCTACTGACTTGCCAGAGCCGCGACCACCTATGACGATGATGAAGCGCTTCTTCGACTTCAGGACGGCTTCAAGCTTGAAGGGCAAGTACGCGGTAGGCTCTTCGTCTGTAGTGCGCCATTCGCCATTGCGCCGCACGACTGAGTGAGTGTGGCCATCTACAGGGTGAACGATGCCGATCACCGTAGACGTGCCTTGGCGGCGCTCCAGTTCGGCCAGGATCATGTCCAGCTCATCACGCTCGGACAAAGACAATGCCGGCCGCATGATCAGTTCTCGACTTTCGCAAGCAACTTGGCAGCGCGGGCTTTCAGTTCCGCATCAGACTTCGCGCTCATATCGACTTGGCCGCTATGTTCAACATCCTGCTTGTCACGCCAGTTGAACCGGTTCTTCATGTTGAAGATCCATGTTGTCGGGTTTCCCTCGACTTCGCCGAACGCCATCTTGCGGCCCATCTGCTCCCATTTGGCATGGCAAGCGGCCTTGGCTTCTTTTGCGGTTGTGGAAAACTCTTCGTCTTCTTCGATCCAGCGCCACCAAAGATCTTGGCTTATACCGAACTCAGCGCGGATCTCAACGTCTGAGCAGCCTTCCTTGCCCATCTCAATGAAGCGCGTTTGCCAGCCCTCTTTGAGCCGGTCAATTACTTCATCCTTTGGTCTGCCGGCGGCCATTACTTGCCCTCCATAAGATTGATAGACCGGACTATGCCGCCAGTGTAGATGTCCCGTTTCATCGCCATGCGCACCGCATCTTCCGCGCTTGCGCCCATATCCATTGCAGCGAGGGCGTAAGGGGCGCCACTGCCGATTGCATCTGGGTTGGCTAGGTCAAGATCCATCTTCCAGATCCCCGTCTTGTCGTCATGACCAACCATCATAAGCCTGTAGCCATCAACGACAAATCCAGAACACTCCACCGGCACCGGGGAAGGAGTGCCGAAGTAGGCCGATATCAATGCATTCTCATCACATACGACGCCCGACAAGAGGAAGCTCACCCCATTAACAACTTGGCATTTCGGCGAGTTGTCAGAAACGATTCGATCTCCTCGGGTTTGGCGCGAGTCATAGGCGATCACACCGTCCCTGTATGCAATAGTTGTCATTGCGCAGTCTCCTTATGCTTGGTGCGCCTATTCAGCCAGACGACACCGAGACCAATCGCACACGCCAGCAGCGCCCCGTCGATGATCCATTGCGCGATGTAGTCATGCGATTGGAGCAGGTCTTGCAGAAGGATCGTCTCGACGGCGAGCGTTACCGACCAGGCGCAGGAGATGGCCAGAACGCATTTTATCCATGGGCTGGTGGTGCAGGCCAGCGCGATGACGTCGATCAGCGCGAAGGATGCGTACCAGACACAGGAGAATCCTGATTCAAACTCACCGACCCAGCTAGGGATCAGCTTGCCGAGCAGGGCGAAGCCAATGAAGTGAATCAGGATTGCGTTCATTCAGATATCCACTCGGCTGCGAATCGATTCGACCCTGTTTGTCAGGTTATCAATCCCACTGACGAGCTCTTCAAGGCGAGCGGCTAACGGCGTAGAAGGTGTTGGTTTGCAAGTTCCCTTTGCGCCGCCTTCATTGTCTTGCCTGAGAATCTGGTAGATGGAGGATTCGAGATCGACGATCTGAGCGCCGAGTTGCTCAAGTCGAATGCCGAGCGTAGCAACTGCTTGCTCCACAGAGCCAACAGCAATCCCCGCTGATTGCGTGAGCTGCGATGATGAGTCGAGGGATGAGCCGATCATTTCTTCACCTTCTTCGCAGGCTTGGACGGCTTCACGGTCGGCGCCTCATTCTTGGCATAGAGCCCCATGCCGCCCTGAGTGGTTTTGTTCAGCTTTGGTTGTGGTCGCATTGTATTTCCCTCGTTGGTTATTTGTCCGGCTTCGATACTGTACCGGGCTGAGTTGCGAAATCGGTAACAATCGCGTTCTGCTTCTGCGATTCCTTGGTCATGCCGAACCAGAAGCCCATCACGTCCTTGGTCATGGCCAGCCAAACACCGATCACGGTACCTGCTGTCATTGCCGCTACCGGGTCTTTCAGGACGTCAGTCGCGAAGCCAAGAAGTATTGCGGCCACGATACATAGAGATCCCAGCAGTACAACGACAGTCAGCCATGGGCGAATCAAGTCATTAGGCTGAGCCGCTGCGAGCTTCCTGGCGCTATCCCGATCAGATGCCTCGGCGACGTACTGCGCGCCTTCAGCCTGAATCCTTGTCGTCTCCAGCGAGACTGCTAACTGTTGAAACTGAATTTTAGCATTTACTTGCAGCTCTTGGATGCGGACTAGAGCATCTGGATTGCCGGCCAATGCAGCGTTTACCGATTCGGGGTCGCTATTCACGTTCAGTGCCGCGGCTACCATGGAGCCAACTGCTGCACCGGCCGGGCCGCCGAGTAATGTCCCGACCAGGGGCGCAGCTTTGCCGACCATGTTGCCGATGTCTGACCATTTCATGAGTCAAGTACCCCGCCTTTGGTTTGGTAGATGCTGATCAGTCGATCGGTCGTGTGCTCATGCTGCCCGTAGCCTGCGCCTGGCAATGATGCCCACCGAGATCGGCACTTGTGAAGGGCATCGCCAATACGGCCAGCATTCACGTCATCCAGCGCCTTGCACTCCTTGATCAGCTGAATCGCTATCTTGTCCTGGCTGGTCGGAGAGAAGTCGGGCAACTTGAGCTGCTTCTTGTAGGCGTCGTAGTAGCGCGCAAGGACTTGGTAGCGGCCGGCGGCTGTGGACTTGATGCCGAGTCTAGGCAGATCAATCAGCTTGCGCGGGTGGTCGGCATAGCCTGAGAACAACCCGCCACCGACTAGCACGTCATAACCGCGGTCTCTTGTTGGCTGCCCGGGCTTGTCCGTGCCTTCGCTGAACGCGATGGTGTCGAGGAAGGCTGGCAGGTTGCGCGGGTTGGTAGCTGTTTCAGCCATGCCTGATCTCCAGTATTTTGGCGAGATTGCCGCGAGCTGCGAGCATTAACAGTAAAACAACTGCGTAGATTCCCGCATCGAAGATCTGCGCAGCCGCCTGGTTCCCCATAAGGAGAAGGATTGATACCGAGCCGCTGCATAGCATCAGGAAATAGGCTATTGCCGTAACTCCTACCCTGTATCGCGCATCATGCGGCCATTTGTAGCAGAAGAGACGGAGGCAGATCGCCGCCGCCACCGATGCCTTGACGAGCAGAATGATTTCATTCATCCCCAAGTCCCTCGCTTGGAAGGCCGAGTCTTTTGCGTATCCATGCTTTGCCGTCTTTGTCGAAGATGAGCAATAACGCCTTGAATACGGCCACGCCGAAGAAAGCCGCTACAAAAGCCGGAAATGAAGGTGACTTGAACCCCATTATTTCTCTCTGGACTATCTCCAGGCTTGTGTAGTAACCAAAAATCCATGCGGTGACCAGAAGCCCCATCCGAAGCGGGACGCTGGTCCCCTTGGACATGAAGGCGAACATGGTAGCGCCAGCGAAGGCCATCAGTACGGCGTTCACATCAACCCCGGCCGCCGCAGCGAATGCCCCTCCCCCTGCGCCAGCAATCGCTAGCGGTACAACCATGCTTGTAGGCTCGGCCATTTGTTTGATCCGTAGCAGTGTTTCATTGGCAGCTCCCCATGTGCTCCATGGGATGTAGATCAAATATTAAACTATTATGGCCCATGGCCTTTATTTCTTTGAGCGCATGAAAAAGCCCGAGGCTTTTAGGCTCGGGCTATGGGACTGAGTTATCGACGCATCCCGCGCCGTCGGTTAATAGCACCGAACGCTCGACCGGGAAACTCCCAATCCTTGATGCAGATGGCCGGCGCTGATCTCCGGCTTGTCCATAGTTCAGGGAACGGATACACCCGTCGCGCATCAGCCTGCGCATCATCTGCATCAGGGTTTGATCTTGCTTGCTGGCGCCCCAGCCTTTTCAATTCTCGACCTACACCGCGGGAGCTAATCGAGGTTGTGCAAAATCAAACTCTGATGGAGACGGCCGCATGTGCGGGCTGGCGGAAGCTGTTCTCCGCGTCGCTGGCGTTGGTTTTGTGGGGCGGATACAGGGAATCGAACCCTGGTTGTAAGCTTGGAAGGCTAACTAGCGACCTGCGCTACCCGCTTGGCTCCGGAGCACTTCCCTCCAGATGATCAACTGTTTTTGGCTCCCTGAAGACTCTCAGATCTACGCCGCAGAAGGTTGACGCCCCATGCTCTGGTTGGACTGTCGAGACTTGAACTCGCTTCCCTCGGTTATGAGCCGAGAGCATCAACCGTCAATGCTTCAGTCCAGATTAATTGCCCCATCGCTGGGGCGGCAAGCTGAATCTCCGAGGGGAAACCGTGAAACCTCGAAAGCCGCGACCAACGGCTGACTTGCGAGATCGATGTTACTGGTCGGCCAGCCTCAAAGCAATAAGCTGCTTGATCGTTTCGATGGCGCGGCCTTTCTTGACCATCTCGGGCGAGCAGCGGTAGACCGAGTATCCAAGGCGCATGGCGGCATCATACTTGGCGAGATCAGCATTAAATCCAACTCCTGTCGTATGCCGCCCGCCAGTCCATGCCCCCCCTTCCACTTCAACCAGCAGCATGTGCCCGATTATGTGGAAGTCTGCACGCCAGTCCTTCAGGCCTGCCTCCTTGAGCCGCCCACGAAGCCCCTTTCCGGCTCCACCAGATGCGATTGCGCCAAACCGATACTCAGCCTCATGGTCTATCGCCTCATCCTTGAGGTGATGACCTAGGAGTTCTGCGCTCAATCCTTGGACTCCTTGCTCGTAGCGGCCGAAAACGCAGTGACGTATTCCTCAACGATAGTCTCAAGCGGGTCGCACTCCGCCGGATCACACAGGCGATCGATATATCGGATTGCTACCCGACCAAGCTCCGCATCCTTTCGCAGATCTTCAGCCTCAGCCATGAAGCAGCCATCGCATGGCTCTGACTTGCTCGCAACGCCATCCCTGAACCCTTCGGCCGCTGCGGTGGTCATGTCGATGGCGGTGTATGCCTGTTCGCGAGATGCTACCCATGCCTGTTCCGCGATCATCTTTCGCAAGACCTCTTCCGTATTGCGCTCAAGATTGCCGACCGGGTAGGTCTTCGCGAACCATGCCTCAAAATCTTCTCTAATTTTATCGCTCATTGGTCTTCCCCTCGTAGTTATCTTGATTTACACCAGAAGCCTGAATGGGTTGCTGAATTTTTACCATGCTCCCCTATCAAACTCGTCAGCAACTGCCCGAGAACAGTCCGCGCCTGATCCGTGGTTATCGGCTGGTTAGAGCGCCAGGCTCTGATGTCTTTCTCGCCGCTCGGGAGTGTTAGCCAGATCTCTCCGATCCAGACTACGGCCTTCCGAGGGAGCCGCCCGATCGTTCGCGGCTGAGTGCTTGGCATGTCGTTGTTCCATTCTACCCGGGCGCTCATTTCTTCGCCTCCTGCCGATATATCAGCCAGAACGCATAGGGCCATACTGCGGCGAGCCCGACGATCATCAGCCATTCCAATGGCTTTGGCGGCTCAGCGCGCGCCGTGCAGATCATGAACCCGAGAAACACGGCGCCGATGAACTGGTAGAGCCAGATTAGGAAAGTCATGCTGACACCTCCTTCGACTTCTGCTGCTCAGGGGCGAAGTCGCCGCGCAGGGGGATCAGGTAGCGCTCCTCAACCAAACATATATCGCCAAGGTCTATGCGGCCCGCATGGTTAGTTGATGCCAAAAGCCCCAGGGCCCCAACCAACCAGCATTCAGGGCCTCTATTCACAGCCTGCCGGCCATCCGGCAGATTGAAATAATCGTTCGTGCGCAGCTTCAGGGTCAGCTCGACAGCCATTCCGATGTTTGGAGATGTGCCCTTGTCGGAACCCGTAATTAGCGCCAGATCGCCCGGCTTGAATTGATGGTTCATAGCTGCTCTCCGGTGATTTCTTCGCAAATTCCGATCAGTTCAGCCGTGCAGCCGTAGGCGGAATTGCTGGCGATGATCGATGACGGCAACCGCGTAACCAGATCAGCACACGCCGCCCAGTAATCGAAGCGGGCATTGGTTAGCAGATCCTTGGCGATCAGTACGGCGGTTGGATGCTCGATGTCAGCAGCAACGTATTTGGCCTGCGCCACTTCAAGCTCGATGCGGAGTTCGTGGATTGTGGTCATGATTTCACCTTCAGGCCGGCTGCCTCAATAGCTTTTCGGCACTCAATGATCTTGGCGTCTCGCTGGTCAGCACCGTCATGATATGAGGAGCTATTCTCCAGCGCCGGTAGTTCAATCACGATCGATTCGCGGGAGTCTTGCCAAATCTCCTGGGCAAGTTCTTCGGATACACCGGCATCCTCAAAACGATCCATTCGGCGCAGCGGATACACGCCATGAAGCCACCATGACTGAAACTCTTCACGCATTTTATCGATATTCATATCATCACCGCGACGGCAACGCCGACCAGCATAAGAACAAACAGGATCCGCGCTGCGATCTTGCAGGCGGTGCGGATGAATGGATTCACGGTTTTCATGGTCTTCCCCTATTCGACTATGCAGCTAGGCCAGATCAGCCTTGCGCCAGTCAATGCTTGGTCGTGGGTTATTTCGCCATCTAGGACAATCATCGGGAATAGCGCGAATCCGGCGACGTGAACGGTCCAGTTGCGCTTTTTCATGGGAATGCCGATCCATTTGATCCGCAGACTTGACCAGATCTGAAGCCCTCAACCTGAGCAAGAGCCGCCTTCCGATTTCTTTCCATCTGAGCGGTATCGACAATCACTCCGCAACGAAGAGCATCATTCGCCCCATCATTCCAGTGCAGCCGTTCGATGGTATTGATCGAAAACGGGTTGTAGGACTTGCCCGCACTATTGAACCCCATCGTGTAGGCGTCCATGCGCTCGCTGGAGGCGCTTCCGGATTCCGTCTTAGCATCTGCCGCAGTAACACCTTCGCGCGCCTCCTCAAGCTCTCTATGCAAGCCACGGATGACCTCGGCAGCGGTAGAGCTGGCCATCTGGAGCGCCTGAAGCTGGTTGCGCATCGTGTCGCGCTCTTCGGCGATGGCTGCGCGGTCCTTGCGGAGTTCTTCTAGGTGCTCTTCAGTGGCATCCTCAAGGGTTCGCAGCCTTCCCAGCGTCGATGGACCGCAACTACTGGCGTGATGGGTCATGTCATGCATTGCTTGAGCATATGCGCGCTTCGTCTGTTCGATTGCATTGGTCATGGTTTTTTCTCCAGTTTTATTTGGCTTGACAGTCATTGCAGCCGGCGCGGCAGATCCATTCAGGCTACGGGTCATTCTCGAATCGCTCGACGCGCTCCACGATGTCACCACGCTTGATATAACCGGCCACGACCTTGGCTGTATCCTTTTTACTCATCGCATCATCCCAGCATGCTGCCGAAACTTTTCCGCATGCCCTGCGAGCCAGATACATAAACCCAAATGACTTCATTTCAAAATCTCCGCTGCCAGAGCCTGTATCCGGCTCCACGTTTCAGATGATGGGCGTTTGTCGTAATCGCGGAGCAACGTGGCAAGGCGAATACCCTGCGGCTTGTGCGAGTCGATAGGCGTCACTTTCTTGTGGTCGATCACGGTTGATAGTTCTAGTTGGCCTGATAATGGTTTCATGATCTCAGCTCCTCGTCAGGGTCAAATCCAAATTCGCGACACAACGCGTTAGCCACCCCTGATCCGATACCGAACGCATCCCGGACAAGCGCCCATGTTGGCGTACCATATTTTGTCCGGTATTTGCTCGGCCCTTGCAGATTTCGAATTGCAGACCTGATCAGGTCGCGCTCTTCAATGTCACATCCAGAAAGCTTCATCATTTCGCCACCCGATCAATGTGATTTGCCCGCTTCTGAGTACCGTCAGCGCGAACCAGGCGCTTATCGGCCCCCTTGCTTAGCCTGACTATGTCCGAACTCTTCTCGACGATCCTGAAGCCTATGGCTTGCAGCTGGCTGACTGTGTTTCGCTGTGCTGTGGTCATGGCTAGAACCCCGGTTCGTACGTTTTGTTTTTCCACGATTTACCCTGCTTCGCGTCGCTATAATCGATCATGTCCTGTGGCGCGGCAGATACGAAACGCTGGAACTTGCCTTGGAACTGCAGCACGCATCGGCCAGGGCTTGCATGACGGACCTTAGGCACCTCCCATGAAGTGATACCGTTGCGCCCCTTTTCATCATCGGCACGGTGGCCAAGAATGATCACGTCCGCATCCTGCTCAATCTCGCCAGAGTCTCGAAGGTCAGACATGCGAGGCATTGAGTCGGCTGCCGATCGCGATTCAGACGCCCGGTTAAGCTGTGCCAGCACGACAATCGGAATGTTCATCTCCTTGGCTAGCGCCTTAAACCCTCGAGTGAACGAGCCAATCTCTTGGCTGCGCGTGCCGAACCGGTCATCCTTGTCGGATTTGATCAGGGTTAGATAGTCAACAACCATCAGATGAATAGGCTTAGCCCGGTGCTGGAATCTCGCGATGTTGCAGATCCGGCTAAATGTCAACGCGCCCTTGTCGCAGATCCTGACGTCAGAATTCTTTAGAACCCCGACAGCCGCGGTTAAAGCTGCCCAATGCTCGTCTGATTCCTTGCCTCCGGTGTCAATCCATCCCTTATCAACGCCGCCAGCGGCAGCCAAGGCTCGCTTGACCAGTTCAGCACCAGGCATCTCCAGCGAGAAGATCAACGCAGACTTCCCTTCCTTGCTGGCGATCTTGTCGGCGAGGTTGGTGCCGAGAACTGTCTTGCCAGTCCCAGGCTTGCCAGCCACTATCACCAAGTTACCTGGGCGAAGGCTCTTGACGACATCGTCCAGATCTTCAAGTCCGAAATCCAAACCAATCTCTAGCCTTCCGTTAAGCCGGTCGTCCATCTCGTCCAGAACACCCTCAAGCATGTCCCGATAGTGCTGGACGTCAGGAGCATCCTCCGTGACATTCAGGTCAAACAGCATCTGCTGCGCTGCCGATACCTGGGCCGATAAGTCGCCTTTTCGCTGCGCCATCTCCATGATTTCTTGACCGGCGAAGTACAGACGTCTTGCCATTGAGCGCTCAACGACGATCTTGGCGTATGGGATAGCGTTAGCAGCGCTTGGGATGTTCCGATTGATCGATGCCGCGAAGATTATTGTTTGCTCGCCCCCGGGCATAATCTCGCAAGCTTCCGACAGAGTAATTGGGTCGGGCCTAACTCCCTTCGAATGGCTGGCAAGAATCAGGTTGTACAACATCGAGTTATCATCATCGTTGAAATCAGAGGCGCTCAGGAACGCCCCAATCTCTTCGCACAGGTCCGGCTTGATCATCAGCGCGCCGAGGACGCCATGTTCAGCCTCGATTGAAACCAGATCACGCGGGCTCATTTGCAAAAACTCCTTCCAGTGTCATTTCGTCAATTATCCGGTCAACAGAGCTAGTCTTCGTTACAAACTCTAGGCTTGCCTTCCAAGTTCCAGTCTCCCCGCACCAGTGAGGGTCACGAAGGCACCAGTTAAAGTAATCAGTCCAGAATTGTCCGCTTTGAAAAACCAGCTTCCCTTTGACCCTCCTTTCCCAGCATTTGGTTATATTCTTCCTGCGGGCATCAGTAATGTCCGCAGCCCCTTTGAATCTGCCTTTGCAGACCTCGTTGTAGATCTGAAGAATCCGTGCGAACTGAGGCTCCTTCTTCTCAGATTTAGGAACGGGCGGCGACGAAGTCGACAAGTGTTTTTGATCTTGATCTTCTAAAGGTGAAGGTGAAGGTGAAGGGCATTCCTCAAGCATGTGCTCAGGCATTGCTTGAGGAATGCTTGGAGCATCAATACTTATCTTGTTCCATCTCGCAGCCGCAGCATTAGCCGCTTTCTGCGTGGCCTGTGCCTTCTTCTGTCCTGCAGCCTGCATTTCCTTCTCAACTCGCTTGCTTACCCATTTCCCCTCTTGAGATACGTCGAAGAAATTAACAAGCACTGCTCGGGCAATGCTCCAAGCATCAATCGACATTCTGCAGATCGCAGCCAACTGCGCATCACTAGCCGGCAAAGCCCCGCCGTTTTTCCAGTACGCCATGATCAGCAGCAAATACGCGCCATGCTGCTCAGTGGTCAGGTGCATGGTGTCCGACAGGTAGTCGCCGATATACAACGGCATCCACACGTCAGGCCTAGCCATAATCAGTTACCAAGATCTTGGAGTTCGCCTTCAAGCACAACTGCATGCTTCATGGTGGTGCCGATGAACGTGTAGAGCCGTGTGGCTTGATCAGGAGTCAACTCAACTACCCAGTTACCCTGAGCGATCACCAGCATCCCGTTTTCCCATCGAGCCACGGTCTTCTTTGATGGAAACAATGTCAGGTCCATGCTCAATCCTCCCCGAGCTTGATGAAATCGCTTGGCTGCATGTTGAAAACGGCGGCCAGGCGCCCAAGAGTTTCTGTGGTGATTACGCCGGTGGTTACGATTCGGCTGACGTTCGACAAATGGAATCCCATCTTTCCCGCCACTTCATCCCGAGTCATGTTGTTTTTCAGCATTGCCATTTTCAGAGATTTACCGATATCCATGATGCCCCCAGCTGGTGATAGAAAGTGTGTGCCTGCACATACTAACTGCAGAAAATACTTTCTTCAATACTCATTTGTGTTTTGTAGCCATATCCGCCTGTCGGCGAGATTTGCTCGGCGGCGGATTCGTACCATACTCAAGGAACCAGGCAATCGCCTGTGCCGCAGCCTGTAGAGAACTTCATAGATGACGACTCTTGCGGCGCTTCAAGATGCAGGTAACACATCATGAAAACTGAACTGGCAAAAATCTTTAAAGAAGCGGGTGATCTCGACGAGACAAGGGATGGCTTGGGCGCTCAATGCGTTGCGTATCTGATCAGGCACAAGGCCTTCACGGTTGACTTGGGAGAGGCGCTATTCGCCAAGGCATATCAGGAGAACAATTGGCTGATGGGAAAAGGCCGGCCGAAAGCAGGATCAACCCTCACGGAAGCGCCGCCGACAGTGAAGAACTACATCAGCGCCCTGCGCAACATGTACAAATTCAACTTGGATATTCGCACCTTCAAGACGATGGGCGAGATTCGCCGTGCGGTGAATGAAGCCAAGACAGCAACGCGCGAGAAAAAGGAAATGCTCCCATCTCTTGTTGGTGTGCAGGTTGCAAAAGAGGACGTTCTGACCGGTGCCCTTGTGCATGACATTTATGCGTGCATCAAGGCAATGCCGCCAGGAGATCGCGATTTCATCGAGGCGAAATTGCGACGGGTTCTGGCTGAGGCAATGAAGAAGGCGCCACCAGAGCTGAAGCTTGTCGCCTGACTCCCGGCAGCATTAAAGAAGGCCCGCTAACCACGGGCCTTTTTATTGCTTAAAAATCTTGCGAATATCGTTTCTCTACGCCTAAAAGATATTTTTAAAATATGGTTGACGCAATTCCGTAGTGGCGATATTGTTCGTCTCACCAAGGCAGAACGGCCGAGGAAACCAAAGACCATGGAGATACAAATGAACATCGACTCACTCACTTTCGGCGAATTGAAACAAATTGCGGAAATGTTCAAGACAGCTAGCGCAGCTTCGACGGCAAGCCATCCATTCGTAGGAAAATACGTAATCATCCGCTGCTATTCGGCTGGCGTTCATGCTGGCGAACTGGTTAGCCAGAATGGCGATCAGGTTGTACTGAAGAACAGTCGTCGCCTCTGGCAATGGACTGCTAAATCAGGAGTTGCGCTTTCTGGCCTGGCTATCAACGGTCTGAAGTCCGGGAAAGTCGATACCGTATTGCCTGAACTGTTCCTTACCGGCGCAATTGAAACCATCCCATGCAGCGAGGCTGCCGAGGCTTCGATCAATGACTACAAATAAAGGCGACGGCT